CCACAAACATCAGTACCAATTTGTTTGGCTACTGATTCGTTCATTGGAGTCATAAATGCACCATGTGTAGATGGGTTGGAAACAAAATCCCAACCTATTAGTTCAAAATCTTCACCAACTAAAAGTTTGTTATCTTTCATTGGTTGAGTAGAACCCATACCTCTTGATGAGATACCTAAAAGGATTCCAGCTCTTAATAATTCTTTTAATATATTTCCAGAAGGAGTAGGTAAGATTTCAACTGTACCCATAACATCATTACCTTCCCAATGTACCTCTTTAATATTATGTGATACATTCTTTAGGTTAATAACTGAAGAATCTGGATGGTCTAATTCACCCAATGCTCTTCTTTCTTTAATTAAAGTTTGATATTTACTTATCTCTCTTTCTAATATTTCTTTTGGGTACACTCTACCATTTTGGTTTTCTGCACCTGAACGTTGAAGGACTCCTTTAACCAAAGTTCTACCTGATGAATCTTCGTTCACTCTTCCTTCAAATAAGTTTGTTTCTATTAATAGATTCTTCATAATGGTTATCCTTATTTATGTTTTTTTAGTAACTCAGTAAATTCTCTTTTTACACCAAATGATAATCTTTTGTGAATTCCTTCTTTTACTAATACATTAATTATATCTTTTACATTTGAATTTTCAAGTGTAATTTTATTTTTTGATAATATTGGTCTTTCTAAAAATGTATTTATTTCAAAAGTTAACTCCTCTGAAATTTTAAAACCTTCATATATAGATTTAAGATATTTGATAAAATCTTTATCGTTTTTCATATCCTTAAAGCTCTTATCTGAAAAAATATTCTTTACAAAATCTTTAGCATCTTTTGAATCTTGCTTTATTTGGTCAATTAAACCAAACATACCTTCATTTACTGATTCCATTAAACCAATTGCAGTAGTTCCAACAATTCTTTCAGCTCCATCAGCGTATTTCTTATTTAAGATTGCTACTTTAGCACCACCTATATTAATTACATACATTGGTAACATACTTGTACTAAAGTGATAATCTTTGATTTTTGCTTTCTTTAATTCTTTACCTATATCCATAAAAGATTTAGCACCTTTTACGAGGTCAGCAAGTTTATCTAAAGTCTTATCATGTTTTCCTTCTGAGATATTAGTTGAACAACCACCTTCGGTTACTCCACCACATCCACATCCACAATCATGTGATTCTTCTACTTTTTCACCAGCTCTTAGAGCTGCTAAATCAGATGCTTCAATTTCACCATCACCATCAATATCTAACTGCTTTTGTTTATCAGTTAACTCTTCATTCTTTTCACCCTTACCATCCCAAGCAGAATCAATCTTATTAAAGAATGCTTTCTTTTCTTCATCACTCATTGATGGAATAGATTTTCCTGCCTTTTCTAAAGCTTTTTTGAAAAACGCTTGATAGTCACTCTCTTCAGCCATAATAGCTTTAAGGGTTTCTTTGATAGTGTCTCTGGTAATATTCATATTAATTGCCAATTATAATTTACTAATCTGTGTTACAATAGTGTTCAATCTTTCTCTAATTTTGAACAAATTCTTTTGGGTTCTTTTCCAATATTGGTTTGAATTTAAATCACCTTCTTTTTTAATTCTACCATACCATCTTAGGAATGTTTCTATTTCAGAAAGTTGTTTATTAACTTGAGAAATTCCCCTACCAATTTTTTGCTTTGGAGAAGATTCATCTTTTTTTAATTCTAACCATCTATTTTCACTAACCCGTTTGTAACCATTTCCTTTATTTATGGCATCAACAAATTCATCATCATTTTCTTCTTCATCATCAGTACCATCCGTATCTTTAAAAGCAATTGGAGTTTGGTATCCAGCCACATTAGATGTGGTGGTTGCTTCATCAACATCCAACTCTTCATTTTGGATTTCTTCAATTAAATCCTCAATAAGTTCTTTTAATTTAATCATTTATTTTTTGCTCTTCAATTCTTTAATTAATTCATAAGACATCATTAATGATGAAACATGATTATCAGAAACAACTTTACCAATTTTAGTTTTAGCTAAAACAGAAACAGTTTCTGCTAATTTAATTTTGGTTACTTTATCTTTTATACCTTTGGATAATGATTTTAACTCAGAAACAATAGAGGGTATTTGTTTTGAAATGTACGATTTAAAACCAGTAGTATTAGATAAGTTATTGATGTATTCTCTTAATAAGTTTTTTTGATTTTCATCTAAGTTAGAATACTTTTTGTTAAAAGTTTCTACTAATATCTTATAAGTAAGTAATCTTAAATCTTTATCTTGCTTTTTATAAGATTCTACAATCTGAGTATTAGTATCTTTTTTAGATGATAATGTAGATTGTTTAGATGTAATAGATTCAATAAGGGTAATTTTTGAATTGAATACATCCTTAATATCATAATTATCCATCTTCTTAGATTCAAAAATCTTATAGATAGATGCCAATACTCTATAATTAGATATTGGTGACGAAAGAAAATCATCCATATTGAATGATTCATTAATCTTTTTAATTAGATTATACTTCTCTTTATGTAATTGTTTTTGGTCAATACGATTATGAGCTTCGTTAACAGTATCTATGAACTTCTCAGCTCTTGATTCTGAATTATACTTTTCCTTCATAAGAAGTTCGTATAATCGTAGCTCTTTATTTAACTCGGTTTTTGGACTAAAAAATTCACTAACGATTTTTTTAGCCTTCTCAGTAGCATCCCCATTGAGAACTTCTAACGTAATTTGTCTTACGAGAAGCTCAAATAGAATACCAGTATTCTTAAATTTTGAATGTTTTACCCTCTTCATTGTGTTTTTATCCTATAATAATATATCAATATACGATATAATACATCGTATATAAATATAAGTTAATTTTGATTTCCTAAAATTTTATTCATTAATCAAATTATCGTCATCTAAAAAGTCTCCGTTTTCACTCATTAACTTCCTTTTTGCCGAAACTCCGTTAACATATTCTTTAGCAACTTTTTGCGTAGTTTTACTAACTCTACCTTCAGTTTTCTTTAACGCTTTTTGATTTTCTTTTTTACCTAATGGGTCTCTCCCATAAGGATGTTTATCTTTACCATAGGTGTTTCCCTCTCTAGGTCTACCACCTTTGTTCTTTAATTCAGTTTTTAATTCTTCTAGTTCATCTTCAACATCAGTAGGTTCTTGCTCCATTGCTGGGTCACTTCCTTCATCTTCAATTGAACGATATCTGAATCTATCTTTAAGGTCATTAACAAGTTGAACCTTTTGAAAGTCAACCTCATCATCACTAAAATTAAATATATTTTTATATGCCCAATCTTTAGATACCATATTTAATCCTTGAATATCAGAAACCAATCTAACTTTTTCACTCCATAAATTTACCTTTTCTTGCTCATATATAGTAGATGGATTAACTAAGTTTAGTTCAAAATCTACCATTTCTTTACCCTCAATACCTTGTGCAGCTAAATGAGTTACTGCTAACTTAGTTAATTCAGATATTAAAGTTCTTTGGATTCTTTCGATTGTTCTTGCAAATCTTACATCTTCTGCAGCAAGAGTTGCTTTACCATTTACATTCTCATCATATCCCAAATATGCTTTTGGAATCTTTAGAGCTGCAAACATTTTATTCTTTAAGTAATCAATATCATCAATTGCAGTATATTCTAAACCACCTAATGAATCTATTTGAGTACCACTATCACCACCCCTAACAGGTAAGAAGAAATCTTCAGTTAGGTTTTGGATGTTATACTTTAAGTTATAATCACCAGTATTTTTATCTACAAATGGAGTTTTTTTCATTTTGTTGATAATTCTCTGCATATAGTTATCAACTTCTTGTGGTGGAATATTACCAATATCAATTTTGAAAACTCTCTTATCAGGTGCTCTCATAATTCTATGAATTAACATTGCATCTTCCATAAGAGAAACTTGTTTCCAAATTCTTCTACCATTCTCAATCATTGCTTTACCATAAGGTAAGAAGTTTGTATCTGATAATAATCTGAAATGTACTATTTCGTAGTTCTCATATTCACCTTTACCATTTGGGTCATGATTTACTTTGAACTTAATGTAGTTTGCATTGTTTGGGTCAGTATTTTCTAATCTTTCAGTTTCATAAACTGGAAGTGGTCTTACATTTATAATACCAACACCTGGCTGAATTTCTTGTAATAAAAAGAAATCACCATACTTAACCATATTTCGTGTCCAAGACCATAGGTTAAATTCTATATTAAGAATATCATAGAAAAGATTCTCTAATATTTCTTTTATTTTTTCGTTTTTCGATTTAATTTGTACAACATCTCCAAATTCATTTTTTAATGTTGATTCATCTGCGTAGATATCTAATGCTGATGAAATAATCGGGTCATTATCCATTGCATCATAATCTCTGAAAAGTTCTCTTCTGACTTGATGGTATGCCATCGATTGAGCTGCCATCTGGTCTCCATAAAAAGACCTTTGTAGTTTGGTGTACCTATCTCTTAAATTCATTAAGTTAGTACCACCCCTCTGTCTATCATCAGTATCAACTACCTTTCTCTTTCCATCTTTATCAACCTTTACGATTGCTTGAGTAGAAAAAAGTTTAGTTAACCTTTCAAAAAATGAACTATTATTTTGTTCTGCCATTTTATTTACTTTATGTTATAATCTAACTAAGATACAAAAAAATTTTGATATATCCTAATTTTATTACCATGCTTTACAACTCCAATACCTAGCTTTGTGTCTTGGTCCCGGCGTATCACAATTGTGTCTAGCTCTAAAAGCTTTTCTTCTTGATGGAATATCTTTCTGAATCTGCATTGTCTTTTCACCTGCTTTTTTAGCCGATGTTCCACCATGTCCGAAGTTTACCTTTACAACATTTCCTTTTGGATTTTTAACATATACTTTAAACTTTTTAACATCTCCCCTCATAGGTTTGTTTAGTTTAACGTTTCTACCCTGATATTCAGCTTCGTTGATATCTTCTTTTACATCTTTTAGAAAGCTAACAAACTCCTTTAAATCATAATAATTTTCTACATCGTATTCTTCGATGTTTTCATCTAAAACTGATTTAAATTCTTTGTAAAGTTCTTCCGAATAATTTTCCATGCTTAATTCCTATAATTAACCTATACTATATAAATATAAAATTTTTATTTTATAACCATTTAGTTAAATCTTCAACATCATCACCAACATTCATTTGCCAAGGATTTTCCTCATTATCATTACCACCATATATCCCACTATAAGTATGAGATGAGATACCATCAATCGCTCTTTTAGTTAAATCGATACCTTCCTGTCTTAATCGCAAAGCAGTATCTCTAACCCACAACGAAATTGCTAAACTCATTGTTAAATCATCATTATAACCCCTCATAGCTTCAGCTCTACCATGCATCCATATAAATGTGAATAATTCATCAATAGTTCTAACTGAACGTATTATAATTGATTTCTCTCTAACATACTCTTCTAACTTAGAAATAATCAAAGGTCTAGTTCTTGAAGTAGTTGAAAATCCAGCTACCATACTTTTATCTTGAGAACGATATCTATTTGAGTGTTGATGTTCTATATCTACATATTTTAAATCCTTACTCATGTAATATAAGTTAGGATAATTTCTATCAATAACTTGTTGAATAGTTGCCCAACCGATATTTGCGTTTTCAATAACCAACAATGCGTTGTTATATTCAGTTGATAGAGATACTAAGAAATTACCAAAATCTTTGGTAT